TTCGGTTTATCTAAAGAACAAATCACAAAAATAAAGAAACTGAATAGCCGTTGGGTCACGATTCAAAAAGGTCATCCAATGTGTGTGTTGTCGGATAAGGAATGTTATATTTTAAATAATCACGAGGACGATTAGTAATAGGTGTAGGAAGAGGATGTAGGACTGATTTACAGAAAGAAGTTTAGAAGAAAAAAATATAATCGTATAATATAGATGAGTCAGTTTAACGTCCAAAGACGAGCAGTCACAGCCGATCAAATCTATTTTGATGTGACCGTTTCAAACTTCCAAAGCACTACGACTGAGCCGCCAATCTTCTATTATAACGAGCAACGAACGATGCCTTTTATTACTTGTCCTGAAGATTATTACTTGAGTATCATTCGCTTTACGATGGAAACAGGAACTCTGCCTGTGTTTGTCCCGACGATAGTGCCTAACCAAGCGAATATAGATTTGACTATTTACCAAATTACATTAGATTTTGTAGATCCAATATCGTCTAATTCATATTCGGTGACAGAGCCTATTATCTGGATACCCCAAGATGCGAGTGCACCATTACCACCAGCACCAAGTTCCACCCAGAATAAACTACAGGATAGCACAGGAGGTTATTACAATACTTATAATTATACTTGGTTGGCGTTGTTAATAACGAATACATTCCAGACGTGCTTTGATGATTTAAATACACAAGTTGTAGCAGCAGGAGGCGTTCTACCTACACAATTCGCCCCTTTAGTGTATTGGGACAGCACGAGTAATGGTATAGTGATGTATGCTGATGTGTTGGGTTATAACTACGATCCTGCTGCGCCTTTGAATGAGATTAAGGTATTCTGGAATGCGCCCTTGTATGAGTTGTTCCCATCAGTTCCAGCGCAATTGATAGGATATAGTCCTACAATATCACCAAAGAACTTTAGGATAGGTTTTTTGAATGTAGGCGCGACCAATTTAAATACAATAACCCCAGTTCCACCGACAGTTCCAGCGACATATCAAGCGATAACCGTCTACCAAGAACAATCTACAGCAGCCAATTTAACCCCAATTACGGCGATTGTCTTTACCTCAAATACCCTGCCTATTCAACCATCTCAGGTATCTACCCCTATAATTCTTAATGACGCTCAACAGGTATCTTTAGGAGGAAATAACTCGGATATAGCCAACATTATCACGGATTTAGTAAGTGATACAGGGGCTTACCGCCCGAACCTTGTTTATATCCCACAGGCGCAATATAGACTAATTACCCTGTATGGAAACCAGCCCCTGTTTAACTTGGATTTACAAATCTTCTATAGACTGAAGACGGGGCAATTAATCCCATTTAGGATCGCATCGGGTAATTCGGTGACGGTTAAAATTGCCTTTATCAAGAAGACACAAGGGACACAAGACGGAGGCGTTTAGGCGAATTAATCGTCCAATCATTATATTTTATTTCTAACATCTAATATATAATGAGTGACTTCAAAACTGTTCTCGTTCGCGATTCTGTCATCGGGGATATCACGGCTGATATGGATTTTGCCGTCAAATCTGGTGCTTCTCAAACGACTTACCAGAAATTTCCTTCTACATCTTCGTCTAACTCTTCAGTGATCTTTAATATCCAAGTCCCAAGTGAGAATGTGGTGATTGGTCGTGATATCCTTCTCAGCACGGGTATTTCGCTTACAATCAGCGCTGGATCTTCTACTGGTCTCGGCTCAACCGTCGTTCCAATTGGCGACAGCGTCTTCTCATATGGTCTTACTGACTCTCTTCAGGCGTTCCCATTTAACTCCCTTTTGACGACTGCTACGGCGCAAATTAACAACACAACCTGCTCGGTCAATCTTCAGGATGTTCTTCCTTCCTTGCTTCGTATGAACGACTCAAGAGAACTCTACAGATTTAACTCTACTACACCTTCTCTTCCAGATCAGGCTTACGGAAAGTTCTCTGATGGTGTTCTTACTAACAACAATCCTTTAGCATCATACAATACTGCTTCTTACGATATCGACCAAGTTCCAAGAGGCGCATTCCCAGTCGTGGTTAATATAGAGCATTACATCGGTGGTGTCTATACTGATACCTCACCCATCTCTACTGCTGTGTCTGATACTTGGAAGATTTTCGTCCAAACCCAAGTCGCCGAACCTTTGTTCTTGTCCCCTTTCATCTTCGGCAACCCAGAGTTCAATTGTCAAGGTCTTTTAGGAATAAACAATATGACATTCACCCTTAATGTGGATGCTACCTGTAAGCGCGTCTTTTCTACTGCTGGTCCTTACATTACCAACATCGCGCTTGGTATTATCAGTCCTAATGGTGCTACTCCTGTGACCGCCAATCCTAATGGATTCCAATCTACCTCTGCTATTGGTATTGCTACCCAACAGAGCGCCCCAGCACTTCTTCTTCGTTTCCTTTCTACCCAGCCAAGCGACCTCGTCCAAACCAAGAATATTGTCCCATATATGGATTTCCCAAGATATTTGACGAATGCTGCTAACTCTGCTTCTATTCTTACTCTTGGATCGGCTTCTCTTACATCAAGTAATCTTCAAATTAACCAGATCCCAGATATGTTTATTATTAATGCTCGTATCCCGATGTCATCCCAAGATTGGTTTAACCCATCATCATTCTTGACAATTAACAGCATCTCAATCAACTTGAATAACCAGTCGGGTCTTCTCTCGTCTGCTTCTCAATATGACCTGTGGCGCTTGTCTATCAGGAATGGATCTACCCAATCTTGGGAGGAGTTTAGCGGTCAGGCATTAGTGAATGATAATGCTACAGGTGCTGGTTTATTAATCCCTACAACTGGTTCTCTTCTTGTTCTCAACCCTGCATACGATTTGTCTCTTCCAGATTACATTACCTGCGGATCTTTAGGAAACTATAACTTCCAATTCACTTGTAATGTCACCAACCAATATGGTTTTACCATCCAACCTGAAATCATCGTTATCTGTGTTAATAGTGGTATATTCACAACCCAACAAGGTGTTTCTGCAGTCTATACTGGTATCCTCACAAAGGAGATGGTCTTGGACGCAAAATCAACCCAACAAGCATCCGCGTTTAAGTCGATGGAAGTTAAAAGAATGACAGGAGGACAGATGCTTAATATGCCTCTTACGGCGATGAAGGCATTTAGAAGAGTTAAAGGAATGATGCCTCATATGGGAGGTGCTTCGTCTGGGGGTGCGCCTTCTGGAGGCGCTCACAAGGGTCGTCTTTCTAAAATGTGTTAATTTAGGAAATCTCAAAAAATAATATTTGATTAGTATATAATGTCGGCAGCCTCAACCCCTTATCCGCAATTTGTTATTGCTACTACCGCTGGAGCACCTGCTTCAGGAGTAGCCTTCACTTCTCTTTCTAAAATTTTAGGAGCAGGAACATACAGAGTAGATGGTGTTATCAACGCATCCAGTGCTACTGATGTATTACTATCTTATTCAGTTTCCGCTGCTCTTGTGTCGGCAGATCCTCTTATATCTTTTGATATTGGAACAGCAGAGAATATTACTTCGGTTAATATTCCTATTTCTTTTACATATGTATCTAATGGAGTTGCTCCTTTAGTCATTACCCTTACACAAGTCTCCACAGGAGCGGCTGTTGGTATCTCCGCAACAAGAGATATAAGATTCAACAAGATCCAATAATAACTTTAGCAGTATTATAATATTATCTATATAGATATTATAATGCCTCAAGCGAATATTACTTACGACGCTCCTTACAACAGGGGTATGGTTAAATTTATAGAAGAGTTGGATCGTAAGCACTGGGAGAAGGCTTATCCTGCTTATCACCCAAACCCGATGGGATACAGACTTGGTTCATTTCATGGAGAACCTGTTAGCGAGGTTAAAGTTGGTGGAGGATCTTCACCAATGAAATACAATCCTGCTGGAAACTCTTCTGCTTACCCACCGATGAATATGAACGCAGGAATGCAGATTAATTCTGGTGGTGCGCGTTATTCAGGAGTAGATGGCGCTGTTGGT